GCTGAAGCAGATCATCAACTTCAACGACGCAGGGGCCGCTACCGGCATTCTCTGGCAGAACTCTCTGCCCGCCGGTGCTGTCATCCTCGGCGTGGTGGTTGAAATCCTGACGGCCTTCAACGCGGGCGCCACCAATCCGATCACCATTGGCACGGCCCTGACGGGCAGCCAGCTTGGGAACGGGGCTGGTGCTGGCACCGATCTTGATCCGACGGTTGTCGGCGCGACTTCGGTCAGCCGCGGGCTCGGCGGCAGCCTCGCTGCTGCTGCGGATACGCCGCTCTACTACAGCTATATCCCGACTGGGGCTGCGGCGACCACCGGGCAAGCGCGGGTTACCATCATGTACGAGGGCGGCTGGTCGAGCTAACTACTGACCGCATCCGATTCCAACGAGAGAGACAGACCCATGTTGAAGCGAAATCTCGGCCTCCTCGGCGCTCTGGCCATCGCCTGCGTGTCGCTCGCGGCTCCCGCATATGCCGTAGATACATCACTCGATGGCAATCTGCGCGGCAACTGCGGCACGGTAACCGCATCCAGCGGGGCGGCGACACTCGCCAATAAATGCGGCGTGGTCACTTCGGAATCTCTCACTACCCTGAAGGACTCGGAATACACGCTGACCTTGACCAATTCGGCCATTGCGGCGGCCGATGTTGTTCTGGCGACGGTAGCGAATGGTACAAACAGCGGCGGCGAGCCCTCCATTACCCGCGTCACTCCTGGAGCCGGTTCGCTTGTGATTGTGGTCAAAAATCTGCTGACCGGCGCGGTGGGTACCGGTGCATCGTTCAACGGCACGATCAAGATCAACTATTTCAATATCAAGCCGTAAGGCTTCGCTGGCCTGCGGCAAGCACTACGAGGCGGTTCTATGAAAATGCTCCGACGCTCCGGTATCGCCGCGCTGGCTTTCCTTGCCTTGGTGAGCGCCGCGGGGGCTATCCAACTCGGCACCTCAGGCACCGACAAGTCGCATCAGCAGCAGGGGATGCGCTTCGGCGTTCTGGAATGCCTCAATAATGCGGCAACGGCATCCTCGGGCGCGGCGACGCTCAATGCTGTTGGCCTCCTGCCGACGGCCTGCGGCGTGGTCACTTCGGAATCACTGACGACTGCGGCGGCTGCGACCTACACGCTGACGCTGACCAACAATATGATCGCCGCTGGCGATATCGTGCTCGCTACTGTGCAACTTGGCTCATCCACCACCGGAATGCCGGCGATTGCGACCGTGACGACTGGAGCGGGATCAGTTGTGATTGTGGTGCAGAATATTCACGCATCGGCCTCCCTCAACGGCACGATCAAAATCAGCTATATCCTGGTCAAATTGAGCAAGACCGACAGCGACTGACCATAGTCGCAGAAGTGCGCGACGATGGCCGGCGACCTACAAACGATGATAGCGCGGATTGGGAGTGAGATTGTTCGCCCCGATCTGATCGCCGTTCAAATCCCGAATGCCATCAATGACGCGATCTCGGTCTATCAGAACGAGCGTTTTTCGTTTTCCGATGTGCCGCCGGATGGCACGCAAACCTTCCTGACGGTGGCGGGGCAGGCCTATTACACGGCCGACGATAATCCAAATCTAGGCACCGCGAAGAAGATCGATCGGGTTAATATCAACATTGGCTCGTCGACCGTCATGCAGCTAAAGCGCGAGGATCCAGAAACGCTGATTCTCTACAATCAGCAGGCCGGGACCATGGTCGGGCAGCCGTCTTGGTATGCCTATCAGAACGGCGAAATGATCATCTCGGCAATCCCGGATCAAGCCTATCTGATCACGCTCGGTCTGTTCCTGAACGTCGCGGGGCCGGCGACCATGGCGGAGGCCAATAATCCTTGGATGACGACGGCCGAACGATTGATTCGGTGCCGAGCCAAGTTCGAGCTCGCTACCCATGTGACGCGCAATGCCACGATGGCGGCAGCAATGTTTCCTGATGCTCCCATTACGTTTCAACCGGCAGGCGCGACCTATCGCGAGTGGAAGCAGCTAAAGGGTGCGGCGAACAAGATTAGCGGCAGGGGCATAATCCGGCCCATGGCTTTCTGAAAGGCGCATAATGGCAAAGCGCCCCACCATCCCGATCCCCGATTTTTCGCCGGACCTTTCGGACTTGGGCACCGGCGTGTCTCAGAATATAATCGGTGTCGTGCCGCGGGGCGACGGATATGGGCCTTTCCAGTCGCTGGTGGATTTCACGCAAGGACTGCCGACCGCCTGCCAGGGATATTTCTTCGCGCGCAATACTGACGGCTCGATCTCGATATTTGCCGGGACGTCGACTAAACTCTACTTGCTCGACAATACGACTTTCGGCTGGATCGATGTGTCGAAGGGTGCCACCGTTTATTCGGCGCTCTCGAGCGGTGCAAACTGGCAGTTTGCGCAGTTTAACCAGACCATCATGGCCACGCAGGCAAACACTGTGCTGCAATCCTATGTGCTCGGATCATCGAGCGCGTTTGCCGATTTGGCCGGTTCTCCACCGCAGGCGGCAAATATCGCAATCGTGAATTTCTTTGTGGTGCTGACCGGGCTGTTGTCCAATCCTAACCGGATTCAATGGTCGGACTTGGATGGGATCACGACATGGACGGCTGGCGTTGGCCAGTCGGATTACCAAGACCTTCCGGATGGCGGCAATTGCCATGGCATATCCGGCGGCGATGCGTTTGGTTTGATATTTCAGGACTCCTCGATCCGGAGCCTGATTTACGCTCCTGGGTCCGGCGTGGTGTTCGATATTGTGCGGGTGTCGACGCAGGATTCGCTCTTTGGTGCCTATTCGATCATCAACGCCGGTGCAAATACGTTCTATTGCTCGGCGCAGGGTTTCAGGATGATCCAGCCTGGCGGCGTTCCAATTCCGATCGGCAAGGAGCGGGTTGACCGCTGGTTTTTGGCCAATGTCGATCCGTCCGCGCTGGGGCTGCTCATCGGCGCTACCGATCCGGCAGCTACCCGCGTTTATTGGGCCTTCAAATCGCAAGCTGGGCAGGCCGGGCTGTTCGACACCATCCTGTGTTTTGATTGGTCGATCGGGCAGAACGGCAAATGGAGCGTGATTTCGCAAACCGGGCAGTATCTCGTGGCGCTGGCTCGGCCTGGTCTTACGCTCCACCAACTGGATGCGATTGCGCCGGGTGCGTTGACGGTTACGGGTGCGGCGGATAATGGCTCGGGGCTCATTCGGCTAACTCTGAATGAGGAATCAAATGCGTTTTTCACCATCGTCGGGCAGAATTTCATCGTGGTGCAGGGAGTGACCGGCACCGTCGAGGCAAATGGCCGATGGTCCTTTAACATCATCGATTCAACCCATATCGACCTACTGAAGGACGAGGACGGCAACAATTCGGCTTTTGTGAATGCTTACGTGAATGGTGGTGCCATCGGCGGGTCGATGGATGCGCTGTCGTTCTCGCTCGATAGCGTGTCGACCGGAGCCACCGCTCGGCTATCGGCGGTATCGTCGGACAGCGGAGTCGGGTTCTTCGATGGTGCCAACGTCGAAGCCATCATGGAAACCGATGAGCAGGATTCGGAAGGCGATCTAGTCTTTATCGACGCCGTACGGCCGATCACCGATGCGTCGACGGCAATGATTTCAATCGGCGGCCGGCTCAATGCGCAGGCTGCGGTTACCTATAGCGCAGAGTCGGCCATGTCGGGGAATGGCGATTGTCCGCAACTGGTCGAGACACGGTATGCGCGCGCCAAGCTGCGGATTCCGGCGGCTTCGGTGTGGACATATGCAAGGGCAATTCAACCGAGTTCTGTCCCGGCGGGTGACGCATGAGTGGCATAACCCTGGCAATTACTGAGACGCGCATTCCGCGCCTGGTGCAGGCTATTCAGCAGCTTTACCAGGGCCGCGTTAATTCTGGCGGAACTGTCACGCTGCGGGCTAGTCAGACGACCACCACCGTGAGTGCGCCGAATTGCAGTCCGTCTTGCTCGATCCACTTCGCACCGGTCACCGCGCACGCCGCGGCTTTGAGCCCTCCGCCATATGTGATGGCGGCAAACACACTGCTGGGATCATTCGTCATAACTCATCCGAGCAACGCGGCCGTAGATTTGACCTTCAAATATGATGCGCGGGGATAATATGAACGTCCACTCCCCAATGCCGCACTATCTCATCTGCGTTGACCCTGCTCGCACGGGACAAGTGTGGTCATTGGTGCGCGACATGATCGATGAAGGCTATGCGGCAACTGGCGAGATTACACCGCCAGATTTGCCGGAATGGCTCGCGGCCGGCAAAGGGCAGTTGTGGCTATCGGTGGAGGATGGCGAAATCGTCGCGGCATTGACAACGTCGATTGTTCCTATGAGAAACGGATTGGCGCTTCGCATGATCTGCTGTGGCGGCAGCCGGATGGATCTCTGGAAATCTTGCCACGCTCAGATCGAGCAATTCGCACAGGCCGAAGGATGTGATAGAGTTCTGAGCGAAGGTCGGCCGGGCTGGTCGCGTGCTTTGAAAATCGGCGGCTACAAGGTGATGCGCGTCACGCTCGAAAAAAGGCTCTAGCAATGTCCGGCGGTCAAAGCCAAACCACAAACCAATCGCAGAACAGCCAATCGTCGCCGTGGACTGCTGCAACCCCTCTACTTACCAGCCTGCTCAATTCCTACGGCGGGCAGAGCACTGCGGTAACGCCGGCACAATCGGCTGCGACCAGCCAACTCACATCAGATACTAGCGCCATTCCGAATCAGGGCGCAGCGGCGACGGCAGCAACGAATAATGCACTGAATTTCAATACGACTCCTCAGCAAGGGATGCTTGGCAGTACCTTGAACAGCCTGCAAACCAATTTGAATCCGATTGCCTCTGGCTCTCAATTGAATCCGATGAATACGCCGGGCTTTAGTCAGGCGCTGGGCACGATGAATCAGGACATAACCAATCAGGTCGGCAACGAATATGCTGCCTCTGGTCGTGATCCTGCCGGTGCTGGTGCGCAGCCTCAAACTCTAGCGCGCGGCTTAAGCCAAGGCGAAGGGCAACTGATTTCGAATCAGTACAACACGAACGAGCAAAATATGCTCGGGGCAAATACCACGCTCGACACGGCAGGAAATGCTGCGGCGACGGGCGAGGCTGGGCTAGGAGCCACCGGGGCTGGCGTTAATCTCGCCGGCGTGGGTGCCGTACCCGGTGCTGCTACTGCTTATGCCGCGCCGGGAGCGACCGCGCTTACCTCGGCCAATGCCGCCTATCAGACGCCATGGACCAATCTTTCCTCATTGCTCACGCCATCGGCCACGCTTGGTTCCTTGGGCGGTCAAACGAGTGGGACCGGCACGTCGACCACTACGGGCTCGAGCAGCTTGCTGTCAAATATCCTCGGTGGCGTTAGCGGTGCGGCTGGGTTGGCGAGCGCAACTGGGGCTGGTGGGTCCGGTGGATGGCTGACATCGCTGCTGGCTTCGGACAAGCGGTTGAAAACGAACATCGAGGCGGTTGGCAAGCTGAAAGATGGCCAAACCGTTCATCGTTTTGAGTATAAAGGATCGCCTGTAACCCACATCGGCCTTTTGGCACAGGACGTGGCTAAGAAGGTTCCGCGCGCGGTTGGCGCTCTCCCTGGTGGAATGGGCATGCTCGGAGTTGACTACCGGGCAGCTACTAACAAATCCGCTTCAATGAAGGAGGCTGCCTGATGGCTGCGCCCACTCTGATGAATATGCAGATTCCAAATCTGCTCGCCAATTCGCCAAATCCACAAGCGCAAGGGATGGCGATCTTGCAGGCTGCTCTCAAACAGCAGCAGGGGAATCAAGTTCCTGGTGGCGCTCCGCCGAATCCGCAGCCGCTTTCGCTTGCGCCCGGTGGCGGCACAAACAATGGCCTTTTGTCGAAGATGTTTCCCTCGCTGGCAGGTGGTCAGCCGGCAGCGGCACCTGCTGCCGCGCCCGGTGGTCCGGTTGGACCTGGAATTGACCCAAATACGGGA